TTAAGAGTTCGGTATGTTGGGAGACTACTAAGAAAGCGTTCTCGCAATCTCTTACCTTCTGCTCTGCTTCCTTTAATGATGCTTCCAATCTTTTCATCTCCTGCTCCGTACACGAGGGCATATATGAAAGTTTTTGCCTGATCTCTTGATTTAAGTCCAGCAAAGTTTTGGTTAGTTGTGTGAATGTCTCCATTAATAATTTCATTTATATACTCCTTGTCGTCCATGTAATGTGCTAACATGCGTAGCTCTAATCCACTTGCATCTACACCTACAAGCTTATGTCCTTCTGGTACAGTCCAACATGCTCTACATTCCTTACCATATGGGCTGTGAACTGATGGAACTTGAGCAACGTTAGGGTTTCTATGTGACATCCTGCCGGTAATAGTACCATTAGGAATAACAAAACCATGTATCCTGCCATCATCCCTGACAGCTTCTACCCAAGAATCAATCTGAGCTATACGCTTTTGCAATAGTAAAAAGTCTGCAATAAGTTTGGCTTCGTGGATATGTGTAATCTTAGATAATGTTTTCTCATCTACAATAGGTTGACCCGTAGGTGTAAATCTATCTGGCTTCCAACCAAAGTCAATAAGATATTCTCCAATCTGTTTACGAGAACCAAGATTAAACTCTTGTAAAGTCTGTCGCATAAAAGGATTGAAGTTGTTGGTATCTAAACAACGTTGATATTCTTCATCAGTAAGTCCACGCTTAGATAAATTACCATCTTTCTTGATGTAAGGTGTGACCTCTTTTGTGTCTACCCATTTAGGTTTAAATGTTTCATGTACTTCAGATTCAATCTGTTGTTTCTTTTCTCTCAGCTCTGCTAATAAACTAAGTGCTGATTGCATATCAAAAGCAAAACCATCTTGCTCCTGTTGTTTCATTATCTGAGCAACACCCTGTTCAATATCAATTGACTGAGGAGAAAAACCTTTTGACTCTTTTCGAAGTTCTTGTAATACTCTGGTGTTTAACTGTACATCCCGTACACAATAGTTTAACATCTCAGTAGAGTAGTTAAGATAATCTTCAAACTCAATCTTAGGATAGCCTAACTTGTAGCCCCAAGTCTCAAGGCTGTGACCACCATCCCTTGTTGGATTGAACAGTCTGGATAAAACTAAGGTGTCAATAATTTTTTTATCTCTTAGTTTCACTCCTCCAAACTTTTCTACCATTGGAATATCAAAGCCAATAATATTGTGACCAATCAGTCTGTCGGCTGTCTCAAGAAACTTATACCCTTCTTCTAACTTACTCGGTGGAAACTTAAATATCTCACCGGAGTCAGGATTCTGGGCAACAATACACCATACTTTTGTCGCATGAAGATCGTCAGTTTCTATGTCAAATACTAAGTCCATTAAAATCCCTCGTCACCTGAGTTGTCAAACTCTATGTCTTCGTTGGTTAATTCAGTTAGTCTACCTGTCTCTGCATCATAGATAACTCTAGCTGCCATCCCTACATCACCGGTGTATCTTGATTTAAGAATACGTAGTCTTGTAGTTCTTGATTCATCAAAGTCGTCTGATTGTTGATTACGTTCTAGTGCAATCACACAATCTGATAGTTGACCGATACTATTTGAGCCACGTAGATGAGAGAGACTTACTTCAATTCCATTCTCATGTCCTTTGTTTCCATCGACACGTCTAAGATGTGATACAAGTATAATACCTGCACCAGTCTCTTCAACTAAACTTCTAAGTCTAGTCATAATAGTATCAATGGCTCGTCTCTCATCACCTTCATGTACTGCACTCACCAACATGTGCAAGTGATCTACTACTACCCACTTACAATCGCAACCAATAATCATAAAGCGAAGCTTGGTAAAGATATCATCAATGTCGTTAGTGCCAAAGTGTGAGTGCACCCATACTCTGTTTTTGTTCTCACCATCGTACAAGATGTCAAACATCTTATCAAGTTCTTCTCTAGAAAACTTCTCACGTTCTTGGTCAATGTATAACCTAGCGTTAGCTTCAATAGAAAGTATACCATCAATGGTACGTCTCCAATCTTCTTCTAATGCTATGATACCTACGTTGTCTTGTGTTTGTTTTACAAGCCAATGTTCTAGTTCTCTGGTTACACTAGACTTACCAAGTCCTGTTCCACCTGTAAGAGTTACAAGCTCACCTTGTCTCAAGCCATACAGCTTTTTGTTGAGTCCTTCCCAAGGATAAGGTATGCTTTGTTTCTTCTCACGATTATGAAACTTCTCACGTTGCTCTGTAACATTGATAACACCAGATGGTGTATACACTTTAGCAGACCACCAAGATTCAACGAAGTCCTTATGTCTGTTAGACTTAAGCATATCGTTAGGGTCTTTAAACCCATTGGGAAGTGTGAGTATCCTAGCTTTTCCCGGCTTGAAAAGTCTTGCAACTTTAACTGCTGCATCTTTACCTGCCTTATCATTATCAAAAGCAACGATCACGTTTTCAAAGTTATCAAAGAACTCTAAGCTCTCCTTGATATCTCTTACTGCACCTTGTGCTCCACGCTTGATGGATACGACTGCCCACTTACTACCAAGTAGTTCATAGGCTGCCATAGCATCACACTCCCCTTCGGTTATGGTGACATACTTGCCACCCTTAAACAACTGTTGACCAAACAATCCGGTGTCATTATAACTCCCTTGTACAAAGAAATCTTTGGTAATAGAGTTTCGACATTTCGTAGCTGATAATTCATGTCCATTATAATATGGATAGAAATGTTTAATGACCTGACCTTTCAAGTCTTGCACAGCTTTAACCCCAAACTTCTGTGCAGTTGCTTGAGATATTTTTCTGTCAGTCAATGCAATGAAGCTACCCTCAGTTACATTGTCTGGTTGTTTAGTTTGAGTTGTTTGTGTTTGTGTCATAGTTTTTCCGTTACATGCTTGTTCATAGTTCGGCATAAATTCTCCACAACTGAAACACTTTGCAGAGCCATCTTGATTGACTCCTACAGCATCACTGCTATTGCAAAGTGGACAGGGTTGTTTCAACTTATCCCAAGTTGTATCATTCATGTTAGCCCTCCTCACAGACTATGTATCTTTGATTACTTTAGATTCATCCTCGATAGTTTCAGGGTCGTCAGCAACAAACTGTCCCTTATCATTTCTGGCACGTTCTGTTTCAACGATTGCTTCGTCTCTATCTTTGAGTAACTCTTCTAAGTTTGCTCGATGTGTACGACTTGCAAAGTCTAAAGCTTCTATGATAACTTGTAAGTTACCTACTTTCTGTACAATGACAGTTGCTTCTTGCTTTACAGTATCATCACTGATGTTGTTTACATCAAACGAGGTGTTACCATCATCATTATTTATAGTAATAATCATTTAGAACTCCTCGTTATCTGTGTCACCTTCAACATATTCTACCAAGTTCTCAACCTTTACAGCCATAAGTTCAGCGAACTGACCATAATCATTCTTGTAAGGTTTGATCTTGACAACAACCTCTGAACCATTACCTACGCTAACATCCATGTCAGCACCATCAGTATCCACAAGTTTAGGTGCAGCATTTGCAGTACCATCATTTCTTGTGGCTCTCTTACTGAAAGTAAATGCCGGTTCATCATACTTAGGCTGTCCTGCTCTGTCTCTTACTTGATTAAGACCTATGCCTTCAAGTTTAGATGCAGTATCAGGGTCTGTAAGAACAGTTAGCCCATACTTGTGAGGTTGAAACCTCGTGTTTGGCGATGTGATATTAGCCCACATTGCCTTACCTTTTACATACTCATACATATTATTTCCTCCATCGGTTTGTATTAAGTGTCCGGTTTTAGGTGGCACAAGACCGGAAACTTGTAGATATTATAAGTTAAATAAAGGAGGGCAAAACTTCTTATAATATACCTTCGTATTAATCCCTAATAGCAGTGAGTATCTCTTCCCAAAATGTGAGTGAAGTATCATCAAGTCGTACCATAAAGGTATCGTCTAACTTTTCCACTACATGCCCTACATTTGGATAGTGTTCCGTCATATACAATCCAAACTTTCTGTACTCATCACGAGTAAGTATCTCTGTATTGTATTGATCTCTTTCTACTATATAGTTCATCTTAATAAGCTTGTATTATAACACAAGTTGCTATAAAAAGCAACCCCTAAATGTTAATTGTGAATGGTAATGTGCAACCAGTAATTGTAATAGGATTATCAAACTCTAAGTCCATTACATAATTAAGTGTTGCTTGTTTAACTTTGTTAGGTATCTTACCATCGTATTGAACATTGACTACGTTACCATTAAACAAATCATAGATCACTGTAAACTTTAATGTTCTTTTGATAGTTATATTTTCAATGTAATCTCCATAAGGTTTAGCTGATCTAACCTTTGGACATACAACAGGTTCTGACTCTGGCTCTGGTACTATCTCTGGCTGTCCTAACACCTGTGTTCCTGTAAGTACACCTAGTCCAGCATTAACTCCTAACTCTTCTGTAGGTTCTGGCTCTATATACTTTTCAATAACTACAGTTGCAACCGGTGATTTGTTTAAGCGTTCATCTAAATCATTTAAGATTCTATAAATCTCTGAGTTAGTTTCCTCCATTGCATCTAGTCTATCTGATAAATCAACTAAAGAATTACGATAGCTTTCTCTGGTAGATTCTATTAAGTCAGCAGTCCTACCTACACTTTCGAACTCTTCGCTGAGAGACAGGAAAGATTTATTCAACCTTGTAAGTCCTGCTTTGTTTTCTTGTATGTTGTCCATTGTGATGTTGACTGAGCTAACAATAGCAACCATCATTGCTACCATTACTGCACTAAATATTATTTTAAATTTCATTTTACGCTACCTCCTGTGTAGTCCACCATGTAGGTTTAGCTCTGTTCTGTTCCCACTTGGCATAGTGTTTTTCATTTATTACATATCTACGATACGCAACGATTGGGTCATTGTGTTTGTATTCCTCCGGCATAGCCTGTGCTAATGGTGTCATATCACCAATGTTTATATTAAGTGGTAGTTGCATAAGAGGTGTTGATAGTTTATCAAAACTTAAATGCGATCTACCATATCTGTGACTGTACTCAATGGACAAGGCTATGAAGTGCCGATACAACCATTGATAGTTAGAACTAGATTCTCTTGCCCAGATAGTACAAGGATGATTCTTGTATGCAGATTTGTAAAGTCCTTGCTTGTCTGCCCACTCATCACCATCCAGTTCTCTATGTGCTGTGCATAACATCTGTGCTGTTTCCAGTGGCATCTTGACTAGCATCTTATCTGGTTGTGCTAGTGCTGATTCAACTGGACATTCGTTAAAATAAAATATGTTCATTTACCTTGCCCTCGATATTTTTTGAAGTTGCTTTTCTTGTTCTTGTTCATGGTAGAGAAAGCAACGTTACCTCTACCTTGACTTGTCTTCTTACCTCTGCCTGTTGTAGCAGGTATATGTGTACTCTTAGTCCATGTCTTCGCCATACCTATTCTCCTCTATCGTTGCTCTGCGTTTGTCTCTATACTCTGTAACTCTTCGACCATCAGCATAGTCAACTGTTTGTTTATACCATAACCCATCTTTGTATCTGGTGTCAATAGCTACAATTTGTTTGGCTTGTTTTTCTAACTCAAGCATTTGTCTTTGCTGTTCAACAGATTCATCATATTGTGTCATTTTGTTCCTCTCTTTCTTTTTTAAGTTCCATTAACTCATCCCACTTGTAATACTTCTGTGTCTCTGCATCCCAGAAATTACCACGATGAACTTGCTCTCTTTCAACAGGTCTTGGTATGTGTGGTTCTATCTTGTCCTCTTCAACCAAGTACATGTACAACGTTGTGACAGACAATAACAACACAACACCCACTACTGTTAACATAAATTCCATAACTCTATCTCCTATATAGATTTTTCAAAGTTACTACTGCTTGTAATACTTTTAAATTTAACACCTAATAACTTATGAATCCTATCCTCAAACAAACTAACTTGATTCATTATCTCAGACTGTTCACGAGGTGTAGCGTTTGTGAATCCCTTATCCATATGAACCTCTGGATTATCAAACAACCCCATCAAGTAATCAGACACTTGGTGTTTAGCATACACCTTTGGGGTAACTTTCTTACCATTGTATTCAATCATCTTCTTCCTCTGCTTTAACCACATCTTTATCTTTTAGATAATCAAACTCATTAGGTAATGTTCCTATTAAGTTTGCATCTTTATAGTAATTATCTATAAGATTATTAATATAATCATCCATAAACTTTATCCTTATTTTATATAAATTATTAATATAATTAATTATTATTTTCATTAATGTTTTAACTTGTATAAGATTATAACATATTTTTTAACCAAATGCAACTTATGTGACAGTAAAATTAATGACTCTCTCAGATCGTTTCTAAGCATAGGGTTAATTAAAAGGTAGGGCATACCCTTAGTACCTAAATGATCGTGCAATACACGAAGCCACATGCTCTTCTACAAGCATGTTTATCTCCATCTCTGATAGGCTATCTAAGTCTCTACGATTTATGACATAAGCATGGGTAGAATCTAGCAACAAATGTTGCGTTACACCTGTCAACTTACTATACAAATTTCCAAAGTCTCGACATAAAATTTCCTCAACTCTGGAATGCCATGTACCTTTTTCTATTCTTTTCATATTATTTTCTCCTATTAAAATCTATCTCACCTGTATCAACATCAGCATAGATTAATTGTATCTTAGTATTGAGTGCATCTTCAAGTTGTTTTTGATTGGGTCTAAGTATCCTATTGATTTTAGTACCATCAGTTCGCCTTGCCAATGCCTTAACATCTATCAACATCATGTCTCCATCCTCGTTGATGGCTACCATATCAATCATACCTTGACTTTGATCTTCGCTGAACACTTGATACCCTTGCTTGATTAGAAAATTATGTACCAAGTTTACAGCGATCATTCCTCTACCATGTTTTTCATAACTCATTTTGCAAACTCCACACATCCATTAGCTAGATCATAATAATTACCATTACTATCTAACTTAAAAAATTGTTCTTGTTCTTCATCTGTTAAATCAAAAGATGTTGCTTCGTTAAAAGATACACCCTCTTGATCATCAATGTATCCATATTCATCATCATCACGATCATCTATTACAATGTTTACAGGTAAAGATATCCCTCCAAAGGTCGTCTCCTTAAATTCAACATCATAAGGATTAAAACCTAACTCATCCACTGACCAGAATAAATCTGTTTGTGAATTGATGTTAGTAATCAACCCTACATATCCTTGTGTTTTATCTTTCGTTAATACTCTAAATAAAAAGTTTTTCATTTCTCCATATCCTCCAATATTTGAGCAGACATTTCATCATCTTGCTCTTGTTGTTTAACAAAGTCTAACCACTCTTGACTGTTCTTGTCAACAGTATCAAACCATTCTCTAAATACTTTACTCATCTTCGTCCTCCTTAACAACAGTAATAACATCCAGTAGTTCTGAATTTTGACACAGTTCTATAGGATGAGTATTAATATTTTCTAATACTCTATCGTTTTTAATATCATCAGCACTTACCTTTACTTTGTAATAACAAGTCTGCTTAATTACTAATTCATTCATCTTCGTTCTCCTTTTAAAATTAATAGTGGTAGTTTTTTAGTTCCGAAGATAACTACCAACTCCTCCAACAGCAACATAACTATCGGTTTTTATAGTGCCTGTCAACACTGGTTTTTCAGTAAACCAAACTCCCTACTCTAGCTTTATACTCACACTCTAGGGACTGGTGAGTGTTTGTCCTTCTTTCCTCGGACAAATTTGTAGTTAGTGCATGGTGGTTTAGTTCTCATTTACTTTCATCCTTAACTCGCACTTCAGACATATAAGACCAGTGGGATTTTACAAAGGCTCACTCCTAACTACAAAACTATATTAACATACCTCCTTTTAAATTACAAGCTTTCAATATAATCTAAAGCTATTTGTATTTGATTTAGAATATGTTCTATATCTTTTTGTAATTCCTCTAGATTTATCTCGCTACTTTGGTTCACTGCAACATCATCCAGTAGACAAGCTGTTGATATATCAGCTTCTTTCAAAGCATCATAACAGTTTTCTTTACTATAGAATTTCATATCCCTTGTTCCTCGTATCGTCTGTAAGCTTCAATCTCTGCATCCTCATAACTCATACCCTCATCAACACACTCGTCAAAGAGTCTCTCCAACTGTTGTGCATTGTGATCGTCTGCATCAATCATACTACCTCCAATAAAGGGTATAAAGTTTACTATCCACCCCATCATAAGAGATACCCATATCAGTATAATAAATATTCTTAGTCAAGTAGGTTCTTTTAGCCATCACATTAAAGTTCTTTCTGCGATAGGCTCTCTCTTTAATAGCTACCCTAAACTTAACCCCAAGAATATTAAAGTGTTTAAATACTCTATCGTTTCCTCGTGGCTCTTTTCTATCTGTAAATATTTTAGTTGTCATTTCTATTTTTCTCCTTAGCTGTTAAGCTAATTTTATTATAAGTGTAGCACATCCACCCAGATATGCAACGATTAAAAGATTAATTAGCACAATGCTTTCTCCTTGTCATGTTCCTTGCCAAGGTTTCACAATCTTTTAAAATCTTTCTCATTTCTGACTTGCTCAACTTTTGATTGTAAGTTCTGACAATCTCTCTATGTACATAGTCATTGTATAATTGTTTGGTTAGTCTATCCATAATTTATTTTACCTCGCTTTCTTGTTGTTGAATTTGTTTTAATTTGTCCAATAATTGTTCTTCCCATATTTGACAATCTAATTTTTTAATTCTTTTTTCATAATGCTCTATTGCAATATCAATATAAGTTTTATCCATGATTTATTTTCTCCATTGATTAACTTCCCTAATTAAAAACTATAGATTTTTAAATGTCAATAGATATTTACAATTATTTTTTCCTCCTCCTTGTTTCACTTATAATATAATATAAATAATTTATATAATCATTCATTCTGAGACCCTCTAAGCCATTTTTTATTAAGTCAATACTAAACCTTAGACCAAGCCAACAAAATGCCATACAGAGCATTCTGAGAGTTGTATATATATACAGTACTTTCCTTATGTTTTTTTAATTTTACCCATTGACACATTAAAAAAAATATGAATGAAACTTTTAAAAATCTTTACTCTTATTTATATAGCTTGTCAAGTGATATATTTTTTATAATAAAATCCTTTGTAAAGTGTTGACAATACATACAATTTATTTATAATTAGCGTATTAATTTATTTTAAGAGGGTTAAAAAATGTTATATGAACACTATAAAAAACACGCTGAATTAAATCATTCAATATATTTTGATGGTAAAAATACAACACTTGGGCAAGTCTTAGACGATCACAAAGACTATTTTAATAAGCCACCTAGCTATTTACTAGGCATTGATTCAAGCTATAAAGTAGCCAAAGGTAAGAAGTTAAAAGTTGTTACAGCTATTCAATATCTAGCACCTGATAGAATGGTAACATCTAACACGCTATGCCCTAACGCTGAAAGAAATGGCTGTTCTGATGCTTGTTTAAAAGATTCTGGACGATTAGGAATGATGAATTCACAAAGAGCCATGATAAGTAGAACTCTATTTTATTTATATATGAATGATAATTATTATCGTCAATTAAGATATGAAATTGATAAAGCGTATATGACTTATGGCGATGATCTAGCAGTAAGATTAAATGGAACATCTGATATTAATTATAAAGACTTAGTTAAGGATTACCCCCATATACAATTTTATGACTACACTAAAAACAGAAATATGTTAATGAAAAACAAGAATAAGAATCATCATTATACATTTTCTGGTTCTATGTTTAGTGAATACAGCATTACAGAATTAAAACAAGCTGTAAAAGATAAGCTAAACATTGCCCTTGCATTTAATACAGCTAACAGTAAACAAGATAAGCTAAAGATTCCCTCTAAATTGTTTGGGGTTGAATTGGTTTCTTTTGATGAGACTGACGCAAGATTTAAAGATGATCAAGGCTCTATAGGTTACCTAACACGCAAAGGTTCAAGCATTAAAGTTAGACAACAAGATGATCAAGAAATAAATAATTTCTTTATAACTTCATCTAACCTTAAAAGGATTCAAGCTTTAGAAATATAGATTTAAAAAAGTTGTCATAAAAGTTTACATTTTTTTTAAAATGTGCTATGTTGTGAATACTTCATTAATTAAGATGAAGCATTTTAAAGGAAATATTATTATGAATAACACTACTACTAGAACCGATATTATTAACGCTTTTCAATCTTTGGATGTAAAAAAGCCTAGAATAACCAAGGGTACAAAATGGAATGATTTCCAAGTTGTTAAAATTGAAAAGCTTAACAATGATTATCAGATTCATTTGCAAGATGGGGATTATAAAGAGGTTAAATCTTGGGAAACAATCAAGCGAATGAATAATTTAAAGGTTGAAGCTATCTTAAAACAATTAGATAACACTCAAGAATTATCAGACCTTTTTGACTTTTATGCTGTTATTTATAATCAGATTTCAAAATTTTATTATGATTCTTTAAAAGCTTCATAACATTTAACTAATTTATAAAGACCCTCTTTTTAGAGGGTTTTTTTATGCCTATAGGAAAGTATCAAGTTTTAAAAAGAATGTCTTAGAGAAGCTTACAGAAGCTTGTAGAGTGTGTGAAGTGTACAAAGCTTGTGAAGTTTATAAAGTATTTAATAATTTATAAGGACTTTATAAAGCGTTATCAGATTCATTAACTAGCTTGTGAAACTTTAAAAGTTTGTAAAATTTATAAAAAACACTTGACAAACTTTGTAAAGTGTGGTAAGTGCTTGCCACTTTAAAAAGGGGATTGACAAAACTTGTAAAGTGTGGTAAGTCTCTGACATAAAGAGCCTTTATAAAGTATTATCAGTCTTGGTTATGGGTAGGCAGGAGACACCCACCACCCTCCCCCCATATATATAAAACAAATA